GTAGTGCAGGCCAGTGGCCTCCGCTACCTTGACCGGCATACGGTCTCGCAGGGCTTCTCGAATCTGTTCCAGGGTCAGCATGTTGCACCTCATCATAAAAATTTCACATCAGGGTGTTGACATGGTACTGCGAAATGGATTACAGTGCAACCACTGCGCGAACGGAATCGCCCGAAGGCGCAGCAACCAAAGAAGGAGAGCCAAATGCTCAAAGTCACTTTCTACGTTTACTCCAAGCTGCTCGGCAAGGAGTTCTTCAACGTCGAGCTTCATCGCTCGATGGACGACGCCAAGCTGCGCGCCTGCGCACTGGGCTGGACGATCTCCAAGGTCGAGGGGGTCTGATCATGGCAATCAACGTGAAGACCACCGGCAGCCTGGCTGCCAACGGTGTGAAAGTCCTGGTTTATGGCCAGGCCGGCGCAGGCAAGACCTCGCTGATCAAGACCCTCCCCAGCCCCATCGTGCTGTCGGCTGAAGGCGGCCTGCTGTCCATCCAGGACGCAGACCTGCCTTTCATCGAGATCAGCGACATGGCCACGCTGCAGGAGGCCTACAAGTGGCTGACCGAGGCAGACGACGCCAAGGCCTACAAGTCGGTGGCGCTGGATTCCATCAGCGAGATCGCCGAGGTGGTCCTGAACGCTGAGAAGAAGGCGACCAAAGACCCTCGCCAGGCCTACGGTGCGATGCAGGAGCAGATGGCCGACATCATTCGCGCCTTCCGCGATCTGCCTGGCCGCCACGTCTACATGAGCGCCAAGCTGGAGAAGACGCAGGACGAGATGGGCCGTGTGCTGTACGCGCCCTCGATGCCTGGCAACAAGACCGGCCAGGCGCTGCCCTACTTCTTCGACGAGGTGCTGGCGCTGCGTGTCGAGAAGGATGGCGACGGCAACACCCAGCGCGCCCTGATGTGCGACAGCGACGGCCTGTGGCTTGCCAAGGACCGCAGCGGCAAGCTGGACATGTGGGAAGCGCCGGACCTGTCGGCTGTGTTTGCAAAGATTGGAGGCAAGGCATGAAGACGATGGAACAGATGGCAGCCGAATGGCTGGAGGCCAAAGAGGCCGAGCGCGTGGCCATTGAAAAGCGCCGCGACTTGGAGGATGCGATGCGCAAGGCCGCCAGCATTCGTGACGATGTCGAAGGCACTGAGACCCTGGCGCTCGAAGGCTTCAAGGTCAAGGTCGTCGGCCGCATCGACCGCAAGGTGGACGCTGACAAGGTGCAAGAGCTGGCTGCTGAGTTCGGCCTGACCGATCACCTCTCGACACTGTTCCGGTGGAAGCCGGAGATCAACATGGCCATCTGGAAGTCTACCGACGAGGCCATCACAAAGCCGCTGGCAGCAGCAATCACGGCCAAGCCTGGCCGCCCTTCTTTCACCATTGAACCCACAACCACCAAGGAGTAAATCATGGCTTTTCTCGGACAAACCTTTGACTCGAACGAACTTCCACAAGGCAATGGCGGCAGCTTTGAGCCGCTGCCGGAGGGTTTCTATAACGCAACCATCACCCAGGCTGAACTGAAGCCGACCAACGATGGCACCGGCCAGTACATCAAGCTGCGCTTGGACATCACTGGGCCGAGCCACCAGGGCCGGGTGATCTTCTCGAACCTCAACATCAAGAACGCGAGCGCCAAGGCCGAGGAGATCGGTCGCCAGCAGCTTGGCGACATCATGCGCGCCATCGGTCTGGCCAAGGTCAACGACACCGACCAGCTCATCGGTGGCAACGTCAACATCAAGCTGGCGATCCGCGACAAGCGCACCGACGAGAAGACCGGCAAGACCTACGACGCCAGCAATGAGGTCAAGGCCTACCGCGCCATCAACGGTGGCGCTGCGCCGGCCTTCCAGGCCTCTGCACCGGCTGCTGCGCCAGCAGCGTCTGCGCCTGCCAAGGCCTCACCGCCCTGGGCCAAGAAGTAAGGCATGAAAAAGCCCCAGCCTCGTGAGAGGACTGGGGCAACCTCAATGGCAACCACTCAGAAGGAGACCGGGCACCATGAAGATACCCGAACCAAATCATAGCATCCAGGGTCTGATCGACAAGCACCACGAGTCGCAGACCGAGCCGCCCAGGCCGCACATGGGCTGCAGCCAGTTGGGTCACCCATGTGACAGGTGGCTGTGGCTGTCGTTTCGTTGGGCTGTGCAGCCCAAGTTCCCTGGCCGCATCCTGCGCCTGTTCAGGCGTGGCCAGATGGAGGAGGCCACCATCGTGTCGGACCTGCGCGCCATCGGCCTCGATGTGCGTGGCTCAGGCCGGCAGCAGACGCGCGTGGACTTCGGTGCGCATGTCTCCGGCAGCATCGACGCCATCATCGAGTCTGGCGTGCCCGAAGCACCCAAGAAGCGCCACATCGCCGAGTTCAAGACCCACAGCGCCAAGTCGTTCGCCGACCTGGAGAAGCAAGGCGTCGAGAAGTCCAAGCCAGAGCACTTCGTGCAGATGCAGCTCTACATGCACGGCACCAAGATAGACCGCGCGCTGTACCTGGCCGTCTGTAAGGACGACGACCGCATCTACACCGAGCGCATCAACTACGACCAGGCAGTGGCCGAGAAGGCCATCGAGCGTGGCCGCAGGTTGGCGCTGGCTGACCGCATGCCTGAGCCGATCAGCACAGACCCGAGCTGGTATCAGTGCAAGTGGTGCGACGCCTACGAGTTCTGCCACGAGACCAAGACCACCAAGCATGTGAACTGCCGCACCTGCGCACACAGCACGGCCAAGGACGACAGCACCTGGCGCTGCGAGCGCCACGAGGCAGACGGCATCCCTGTCGAGTTCCAGCGCCAGGCTTGCGACAGCCACGTCCTGCATCCTGACCTGGTGCCCTGGCAGCGCAAAGACGGACTGGACGACTGGACGGCTGTCTACATCATCGAAGGCCGCGATGTGGCCAACGGTGAAGGCGACGCGCATGTCTACACCAGCAAAGAGATTCTGGCTAACCCCAAGATGTGCAGCCTGGGTGACGAGTACGTCGAGAACCTGCGCCAAGAGTTCGGTGGGAGGATTGTGGGATGAACAACGACCGCGAACTGATGCAGCAGGCGCTGTATGTCTTCGACCTCTTCTACGAGAGTGGCTTTGACCGCGAAGATTGTTTTGCCGTCATCAAAGCCCTGCGCGAGAGGCTGGCGCAGCCAGAGCAGGAGCCAGCCAACTACAAGGAGCTTTTGAATAAATCAGAAGCAAGGTTACATGAGGTTGCTGTTCACTGCGAGCGAGTTGAACGAAGGCTCAGAGAGGTAAACACAGCCGCCATGAAGCTGACCTCTGACTTGACCTGCATGGAGATCGATGATGATGACCGTCTAAGCCGCGACCGTGTGATGGAGCGCGTCATGCAGTGGCGCAATGAGTGGGACAAAGCAATGTTTAAGGAGCGCAACACATGACCGAACTACCAGAACCTCTGCGGCTGGCGAACTGGCTTGAACAATCTGCCGGGGCAAGTTCAGTGTACCGGGACAGGGCCGCTGCTGAATTGCGAAGGATGCACAGAGAGTTGCAGCGACTGACGCAACAACAAATGCAACCCTGCGCCGGACGCAACTGCGGCAGCACCAACCCCAACCTGCACTCGGCTGAGTGCTTTGAGGACTACGAGAAGGCGACGGGGATGTCATCAGTGGAACATGCCGTGATTGTTGGCGCACTGTTCGACTTCATGGGATGGCTTACTTCACGCAAGGAACGCATCGTTTTGTCGTCTGCTGATAACGCATCACCAGCAGTGGAGGCCATCACTGAGTTTGCAAAGATGCGTGGCTTGTCGCTGGCTGACGCAAAGGTGACTGATTGGCAGAACATGACGAGGGGCAACGATGCTGCGTGAGTACCAACAGCGCGCCATCGACCAGCTCTATGCCTGGTTCGAGGCTGGCCACCACGGCAATCCATGCCTGGTGCTGCCGACCGGCTCCGGCAAGAGTCACATCGTCGCCGCCCTGTGCAAGGACGCCCTGCAGAACTGGCCAGAGACGCGCGTGCTGATGCTCACGCACGTCAAGGAGCTGATCGAGCAGAACGCTGAGAAGATGCGCCTGCACTGGCCAGGCGCTCCGATGGGCATCTACAGCGCCAGCATCGGCAAGAAGCAGCTCGGCGAGCCGATCACCTTCGCAGGCATCCAGTCGGTGCGCAGCAAGGCAAAGGAGCTGGGCCACATCGACCTGGTGATCATCGACGAGTGCCACCTGGTCAACCACAAGGACGAGGGGGGATACCGCAA